TGACACCCCCGGACGAGTAGAAACGGCCGACAACGACATCAACGCCATTCGGAACATGGGTCTGCTGCCTCAAGGCTACGCAGTCAACCATTTCTTGACTGACACTGATGCATTCTTTGTCTTGACCGACTGCCCTGATGGGTTCAAGCACTTTGAGCGAAGCCCGATTTCGACTTCTATGGAAGGCGACTTCGACACAGGCAACGTGCGTTATAAAGCCCGTGAGCGTTACAGCTTCGGCTTCAGTAACCCACGCTGCGTGTTCGCATCACAAGGCGCTTAATGTTTCACATGAAACATTGAAAGAAAGGGGCACTTGTTGCCCCTTTTCTTTTTCTGCTGTATAAAACAACTATCCCTGACAGGAGCAATCCCGCGCCTGACATTAGCCACGACAGGAGATCGACATGGCGAATACAACCTTTAACGGCCCCGTCCGTTCAAAAAACGGATTTCAAACAGTTTCAGTTAACGCCAACACTGGCGTTGTTACAGTAACCAGCGGCTCTAAGATGTCTGTAGAGGCAGCAGGCGGCGCTGGTATCGAAGGCACAGCAGCTGTATACGTTACCCAGGTAGAGCGCCTGAAGAGCGATGTAAGCACTAATGTGAACGTTGTTAAGACCACTATCATGATTGATCTTACTGGCTTAAAAGACGGCGGCACTGCTGGTGATATCATTGGTAAGGATGGATCTGGCGTTGCATACATTGGTCAGGTGACTACTGCAAACCAAGGCACTGTATTTGGCGTGACCATGACTTGTGTTGAAACACCTGCTGGTGGCAGCACAGACATTGATCTGTACTCGGCTACTGAAGGCACTGGTGTGAATGACACCGCAATTGGCGACTTGACTGAAACTCAAATCATCAATGCTGGCGCAGCTTCTGCTGGCACTATGGTTGCTGGTGGCGATATCGCTGCTGATCAGTATCTTTACTTAGTAAGCCAAGGTACTGGCGATGCAACTTACACAGCTGGTCGCTTCCTGATTGAAATCACAGGTTACGACGTAGCGTCCTAATAGGAGATAATTATGGCTGATACAGTCACATCTCAAACAATTCAGGATGACAACCGAAAAGCTGTTTTAAAGTTCACCAACATCAGTGACGGCACTGGCGAAAGCGCCGTCACTAAGATCGATGTAAGTGCTTTAGCAGCGAACAGCGGTGGTGATGCTTGCACAGAAGTGGCAGTGTCAAAGATCTGGTGGCAGTGCGTAGGCATGGGCGTTGAGCTTTTGAATGACGCAACTACTGACACGCTGATCATTGGCCTTTCGCCTGACTCAAACGGCTATCACGATTACTCTGTTTTTTCTGGAATCCCAAATGATGCGGGATCTGGTAAGACAGGGGATGTAAAGTTCACCACGATTGGCGCAAGCAGCGGTGATACTTATACTGTTATTGTGGAAGTTATAAAGAGCTATTAATGGCAACTTCTGGAAGCAGAGACTTTGAGCCAGATGTAGCAGAGTACATCGAAGAAGCGTATGAGAGGTGCGGACTTGAGCTTCGCACCTCTTATGACGCCGTAACTGCGCGCCGCTCTTTAAATCTATTGTTTGCTGATTGGGCAAACAGGGGACTAAATCAGTGGACAGTTACAAACTCTGCAACAACGCTAAGCCAAGGCGATGAGTATCTAGATCTAACCGCATCAACAATTGATGTGCTTGATGTTGTTTTGCGTAGAACTGAAAACAGTGAAACTACTGATATCCAGATGAACCAGATTGGCAGAGCCGAGTATTGGAATATCCCAAATAAAGATACCCAGGCTCGACCTACTCAATGGTTCTTAGATAAGCAGATAACGCCCCGGCTCTACATATGGCCTGCTTCAGAGAACGCAACTGACCAGGTTCTGATAAACCGCTTGGTTCGCATTGAAGATGCAGATGCCTCTGTTAACACACTAGATATGCCTTTTAGGTTTTATCCTTGTCTGGCTGCTGGCCTCGCTTATTACCTAGCGTTAAAGAAAGCGCCCGATCGCGTTCAAATCTTGAAAGGCTACTACGAGGAAGAATTCGCTAGAGCCGCAGATCAAGATGAAAGCAGAGCGTCCTTAAACATAGCTCCTGGGCTTAGTTCTTATAGGCGAGCGTAATGGCTTTTGCATCTGGCAAGCACTCATTAGCCATATGTGATCGATGCGGCTTTAGGTACAAGTACACTGAGTTACAGAAAGAGTGGACAGGGTTTCGCGTTTGTTCAGAGTGTTTTGAGCCAAAACATCCTCAGTTAGAGCCTGTGCGTCACATGGCTGATCCGCAAGCGTTAAGGCATCCTAGACCAGATGTTTCAGCAAGCAGTGTTGCAGGTTCTGGGGTTGTAAGAACGATTGATGCGAATCAAATGATGACTACCACTGGTGATAGTATTGGTTTTGCTTTTGACCAAGATGCTGCAACAGGCGAGGTGGGTACAGTAACGGTGGTGATATCATGAGCTTTACATTAGCTACTTTGAAATCTACGGTTCAAGATTATTGCGAAACAGCAGAAACTACTTTTGTTGCTGATTTGCCTACGTTTATACAAGAAGCCGAAGAGCGCATACTGAAAAACGTAGAGCTTCCTGTGTTCAGAAAGAATGTCACAGGGACGGCTGCAGCGAGCAACACATATTTGTCTACGCCCACAGACTTTTTATCACCGTACAGTTTAGCGGTGATATCCAGTAGCGCGTACATCTACTTGCTTTTTAAGCATGTATCTTTCATTAGAGATTACACGCCTAACCCAGCGACAACTGGTACTCCAAAGTACTATGCGCTGTTTGATGACACGACTTTTATCTTAGGGCCAACGCCAGACTCTACTTACACATTTGAGTTGCATTATAAGTATCGCCCCGATTCGTTGACTGCAGGCGCAGAAAGCGGGACAACCTGGTTGTCTACAAACGCCCCGGATGCTTTGTTGTATGGCACCTTGGTAGAAGCAGCTACTTTCTTGAAAGTCCCAGAAGAAGCAGCTCAATACGAACAAAGATTTCTTGCTGCTGTGACCGCGCTGAAAAAGCTTGGCGAAGGTTATGGCGCACGCGATGAAGCTAGGTACGATATTAATAGATCATAGTCATGTTTTTAAACGAACAAAAAAGCGAAATAGGAAACGTTTCTGTAGCTACCACAGACTTCAAGGGACACGACGTTGATTTCTGGGCTAAATCACTTTCAGACAGAATCGTCAGTGTTGGAGAAGAATGCCATCCTGTTATTGCTCAACAGGCTGTTGCATTTAAAGATGCTGTCTTGAAGCTAATTGCATACTATATGAGAGAGGCGATTAAGAGCGACAGAACCACGCTTATTAACGAATTAAACCGACAAGGCCATGGTGACATGGCTGAAATAATTAGGAGACTCTAATGGCTATTACGACAGCTCTATGCACCAGTTTTAAACAAGAGCTTATGGAAGCAGTTCATAACTTTAAAAACAGTGGTGGCAGTACATTTAATCTTGCTTTGTACACAAGTTCAGCAAGCCTAGGAGCAGGCACAACTGCGTACACAACATCTAATGAAGCGAGTGGCACAAACTATACGGCAAAAGGCGCGTCTTTGACTCGTGTAGATCCAACTACATCGGGCACCACCGCGTTTACAGACTTTTCTGATTTGACATTTTCAAATGTCACAATCACTGCGCGTGGATGTTTGATATTCAACGACAGTGCTAGTGGCGATCCTGCTGTATGCGCTTTGGATTTTGGTGGCGATAAAACATCAACTGCTGGTGATTTCACCATTCAATTCCCAACTGCTGACGCATCCAACGCGATCATTCGCATCGCATAGGATCTAACGTGTGGCGAATGTTACTGGCTGGGGTAGAGGCACTTGGGGTGAGGGCGCATGGGGCGAAGAGGCCCCAGTTCTTGTCACGGGTGTCGCAGGGACTTCAGCTGTTGGTTCAGTCACAATATCTGCAGATGCCAGTACGTCGGTTACAGGCGTTGCAGGCACGAGTGCGGTTGGCACCGTCACGGTCTCAGCAGCAGCCACAACATCTGTCACAGGCGTTTCTGGGACGGGTGAAGTTGGTTCAGTCACCGTTACAGCAGATGCAAACGTCACTCCGACAGGTGTTGCAGGGACAAGCGCGGTTGGTTCGGTTTCAATATCTGCAGCTGCAAACACCTCAGTTACAGGAGTCTCTGGCACAAGCGCAGTTGGTTCTGTCACAGTATCTGCAGCGGCCAACGCGCCTGTTACAGGAGTTGCGGGGACGGGTGGCGTTGGTTCCGTCACAGTTTCTGCAGCAGCTACAACGTCAGTTACGGGCAATGTTGGTACATCCGCGGTTGGCACAATTACAGTCGATGCATCAGGAACGGCCGTTGTCACAGGCGTTTCAGGAACGGCTTCAGTCGGATCAATATCAACATCGGCTGCTGCAAATGTTTCGGTTGTCGGGCTTGAAGGAACGTCTGCGCTTGGCACCATATCGATTTTTACAGAAAACAACGTCAGCGTTACAGGCGTTGAAGGTACATCAGCGGTTGGATCTGTCACTACGACTGCAGCGGCTGATGTTGTTCCTCCAAGTGTGTCTGCTACTGGTTTGGTTGGCGGCGCACTGGTTTGGGGGCCAATTATTCCGGGCCAAGACTCAAATTGGCAAAATATTAATGACAGTCAAACACCAAGCTGGTCAAATGTTGATGACAGCCAGACACCGAATTGGGAAGAGGTAGCTTAATATGGCAACTTATGTAAACGATTTACGGCTCAAAGAGATCGCCACTGGAGATGAGGCAGGTACATGGGGCGCGAGTACAAATACTAACCTCGAATTAATTGCTGAGGCATTTTCATTTGGCACAGAAGCAATCACGACTAATGCGGATACTCATACCACTACTATTGCTGATGGTTCTACTGATCCCGGTAGGAGTCTTTTCCTTAAATACACTGGCACACTCGATTCTGCTTGCACCATAACTATTGGCCCGAATACCGTCTCGAAGCTGTGGCTTATTGAGAATGCCACTTCCGGGTCACAGAACATCATCATTAAGCAAGGCTCTGGCGCGACGGTCACAGTCCCGAATGGCCAAACCAAAGCCATCTACTCTGACGGTGCCGGCTCTGGCGGCGCGATGGTTGATGCGTTTACTGGTCTATCTGTTCCCTCCTTGTTTGTTTCAGGCGACCTAGACGTTGATGGCACCACTAACCTAGATGTCGTGGACATTGATGGTGCTGTGGATATGGCTTCTACGCTGCAAGTTACAGGAAATTTAACTTTAGGGGCTGATGTTATCGCCTCTGATTTTGACGTTGATGCAAGTGGTGACATCAATCTTGATGCTGGTGGCGGCGATTGGCGATTAAAAGATGACGGGACAACAATTGCTACAATTTCTAATGTGTCAGGTGATTTGCAGTTTCTTCTTGGTCAAGATCAGGACTACAAATTTCAAATTGATGATAGCGGAACAGGTCAAGCCACAGC